GCGCCTGGATCCCCGCCGCCGAGGCCGAGGCGTTCCGCCGCCGGCTACATCCGGAGGTCGCCGCCGCGTGGTGCGGCCATGCTGTCGCCTGACGCCGTCAAGCAACTGTTAATTTTGCGTATCATCGCCCTCGCCCGCGAGGTCGCGCCTGACGGACGGGTGATCGGCCGCGAATGGGTCGGCCACGGCCCCGACGGCAGTAAATGGGGAATCGTTATTGCCGGCGCCAAAGTTGCCAAATGGCAAAATTTCGGATCCGGCGCCGCCGGCACCTCGGGATTGTCGCTGATCCGCGATGCATTCTGCGCCGGCGACCACGTCGCGGCGTTTCGCTGGGCACTCGACTGGCTCGGCGAGGCGGCTGCCCCACCTGACCCAGCTGACCCACCGAAGCGGCCGCCGCACAAGCCCCTGCCGCCGCGCAACGCCGCCGCGCTAGGCATGTACCTGCACGCCACGCCGTTCGACTGGGACGGACCCGTGGGCTGCTACCTCGAGGGCCGCGGCATCGACCGCGCGGCGTTCGACGACCGCCCGCTCAACGCGCTGCGCTTCCACCCCTCGTGCTGGAACACCGAGCGCGAGCGGCACATGCCGGCGATGGTGGCGGCGGTGATCGACCCGCTGACCAGGGTGCAGATCGCCACCCATCGCACCTGGCTGGCGGGTGACGGACGGCTCTGGCGCAAGGCGCCGCTCGAGACGGCGAAGAAGCTGCTGGGACCGGGCCTCGGTGGGATCATCCCACTGACCCGCGGCGCCTCGGACAAGCCGCTCGGGCGCGCGCCGGAGGGCGACGCCGCCCTGCTCGGCGAGGGCATCGAGAACACGCTCACGGTGGCGCAGTGGTTCCCCGAGCGGCGCGCGCTGGCCTACGTCTCGGCGGGCAATCTCGCCGCGCTCGCGCTGCCCGAGACGCTCGCCGACCTGGTGCTGGTGATGGACCGCGACGGGGAAAATGAGGCGGTCACCCAGCTGCGGCGCGACACCCTGTTGCACTGGAGCGAGGAGGGCCGCGCGGTGGCGCAATGGGTGCCGCCGGCGGGCTTCAAGGATGCGAACGCCTATTGGCAGAGCGAACTGGAGGCGACGCGATGAGTGAATTCCCGATGATCGAACAGCAGATCGAGGAAATCATAAAATCCGACCGGGCCATGCGTCAGACGCTCGGCGAATTGCTGTTCGGCGAGAACGTGGCCAATTTCCACGGCACACGGCACACCATCGATCGGTTGCGCGAGGCGCTGGACTACCTCGAGGCGCGCTACGCGCGGCAATACGCCGACCACAAGCGCACGCGCGAAGCCGCCGCCGTTCGCGCGGCAAACAAGAAACCCGCCAGCGAAGACGCCAAGCCAGGCACCAGGCGCGGCCGCAAACCGAAAGCCAATGGCACGGTGAGCGCGCCGGCGGGGGCGCCGCTGCCGTTCGGCCCCGGCCCGGCCGCCGAGGCGTGAGCACGCCGAAATTCCGGGTGAAGATCCGCGGCCGCGGCGGCGCGGACGATCGCGAGCTCGAGCTGATCCGCGAGGATTTCGCCGGCCTGCGCCAACTCGCCAGCGGCGTGGTGGAGGTCAAGCACATCGAACGGGCGTTCCGCCGGCTGCAGGCGCGCGGCCTGGCGGGGCATGCCTTCCGCTACGACGGCGCGGGATTCCCGCACGCCTACGCGTCGCTGACCGCCGACGGCGAGCAGGCGCTGGCGCAGGATCCGTTCGCCACCACGGCGGCCGGATGAGCCTGCAGTTCGACGAGCGCGCGCTGTGCGTGGCTGCGGGGCTGCTGCGCGGCGTGCTGGACGGCCACCGCAAGCGCCCGGCGGGGTTTCCTCCGCCGATGATCTGGGCGGTGGCGATGCAGCATGCGGTCAACGCGCTGCTCGCCGAGCTGCTGCTGCGCGAGGAGCTCGACGGACTCGACACGCTGCCGTGGATCATCGAGGGCGAGCCGACCGACGCCAACCGCGATTGCCGGGTGACGGTGCGCTTCGTGGCGAGCCTCGCATGATCCCGCAGGACATGCTCACCGCGGCCTCGCGCGCCGGCTGGGAGCGAGGCCTGCGGATCCTGCAGGGCTACCGGCTGGCGCCGACGGATGAGCTGCATGTGGTGCGGCTGCTGGCGTATATGGCGCCGCCGCGCCACACGCTCTGGCTCGACATGGGCTGCGGCTTCGGTGAGGTCGCGCGCCACATGCGCGAACTGCGGCCGGATCTCAGATTCATTCTGGTGAACAATAACCGCTACCAGCTGGATCAGGTGCCCGAGGGATTCCGCACGCTCGAGGCCGACATGGCGGCGGTGCCGCTCGGCGACGGCGCCGTGGACGGCTGCATGTTCCTTTACTCGCTGTGCCACGCTGCGAGTTTTTACACGGTGCTCCGCGAGGCAGCGCGGCTGACCGCGCCCGGCGGCGCGCTGTTCGTCTACGATTATCAGCGGCTCGGCGGTACCAACGAGCTGATGCATCAGCGACTCTACGCCTGGGCGTTGTACGGCGAGCAGATGCAGGACGAGCTGAAGGCGGCGGGATGGCGGCTGACGCTGCGCGATTACCCTGACGGCGACGACAGCCTGTTCCGCAGCCTGTTCGCGAGCGAGGCCGAATACGAGGTGATCTTCCGCGATCTGGTGCCGGTGCTGATCAAGGCGGTGCGCGATTAACGCCTTCCCCGCCCTAAAGGACGGGGATTTCTGCAACCAGAGGGTGGCGTTCCACCCCGAGCAATAGGTTCAAGGCAGCATTGGTATCCCGATCATGGTGAACACCGCAGCTATCGCAAACCCAGTCTCTCACTCGCAAACCTGCGATACCTTTAGGGCCGCCGCACGCACCGCACGCGGAACAGGTCACGGAACTTCCACGCTCGTCGGCCTCGACGTATCGCGCCCCGTGCCTCATGGCTTTGTAGCGGAGCATCGACCGAAAGCCGGACCACGACGCGTCCAGGACGGACTTTGCCATCCTGGTCTGCGTCATCGTCTTGGCGTTCACGTCGCCTACAACGATCAGCTTATTGGCCTGCACAAGTTTCGTGGACTGCTCATGCAGGTGGTGTCGTCTGGCGTTGACAATCTTCGCGTGGATTGCCTTCGCCCTACCCTTGTTGCGAGCGCGCTGCGCCACTCCCAATGCTCGCTCGTATTTCCTGTAGTGTCGAAGGTTGGCGACCTTCGATCCATCGGACATCGCCGCCAAAGTATTCAACCCGAGGTCGATGCCGACTTCGCCAGGTCCGCAGGCATTGTCGGCTGCAACCTCGACCTGGAGGTTGAGATACCAGCGCCCCTGTGCGTCTTGGGCGAAGCTGCCGCATCGAATATCGCCACCAACTGGCCGGCTATTCCAGAAGCGATACCGTCGCTTGAGGTGGATCACCGCATCGCCGTCCAGCTTGATGGCGCGGGCGGCAGCGAACGGAACCCAGCCGAGGGACTTCTTGCCACGCCACCGAGGGCGTCGGCGGTGCAGATCGCGGCTACCAACGAACTGCTTGCAGACCGCCTGCACGGTGTCGCTGTGCAGGCCAAGCATGGCGCCGGAGCCGGTCGTCAGCTTGATCATGTCGAACGCGCTGGGCCATCGCTTATTGTGGCGCCGCGACGCCTCGTGGACCTCGCCGCAGTAGTTCCAGACGCGATTGACCGACCGGCTGAGCACATCGAGGTGCTTCCCGGTCGTCGCATCCTTGATCCTGTAGCGGTAGGTCAATATCATGCGGGCCGTGTAATTGGTCTGCGCGGCAAATGCAAGACTTTAGGCGCGAACGACACAGCGTTTCCAGGCTCACAGTCCATTTGGTCTGCGTCACCAAGTATCGGCGCAAGGTGCTGGACGATGCCGCCCTGGCATGGCTGCGCGAACACGCGGCCAAAGTGTTCGGCGGAATGGGATGCGCGCTGCTCGCCTGCGATGGTGAGGCGGACCACCTCCATCTACTTGTCGAGTATCCGCCGAAACACTCCATTTCGGTGCTGGTCAACGCCTTCAAGGGCACATCCAGCCGCCTGCTGCGGCAAGCGCGGACCGACATTGCCGCCCGATACCGCGATGATGTGCTTTGGTCGCCAAGCTACTTCGCAGCCTCGACTGGGGGCGCTCCGCTGGAACAGGTCAAGCAATACATCCAGCAGCAGCGGGCTTCGGCGGCGCCGTGAGGCGTGCCTTGCACGCCCCGCTATCCCTCCCCGCCCTGAAGGACGGGGTTTCTCGCGGAGGCCCAGATGAAAGTGGTCAAGCGCCACCGGCCGGCCTCGGTGCCGTATCTCACGCGCGCCACCGACAAATTGCTGGTCGACGTGCCGGATCGCATCCTGTCGGTGGCCGCGATCGAGGACCGCGGCCTGGCCGACGGGCTGGCGGTGATCGAGCTGTTCTGGCGCGAGCGCGTGGCCAGCGGCAGGATCAGCCGCGTCGAGATGGAATCGTCGATCGTGCCGGTCGCGGCGCTGCTGTCGGCGCTGCTGTCGGGCTATCTGCGCGGCACGCCGATCGGCGAGCGCGCGGCGGCGTTCGACCGCCTGGTCGAGCTCGCCGATGGCGTGCTGGCCGGCACGCCGGATCGGATCCTGATCGCCGGCGGCATCAGCTGATGCCCGACGAGCCGGTGCCGCCGGGCGAGGCGCCCGAATCCGGCAAGGTCACCCGGCTGGATCGCCGCCGTGGCGCCCGCGCCACACCGGTGGTCGACGCGGTGCCCGCCGACACGCGCGCCGAGAAGGTGCGGATGATGCTCGGCGAGGATTGCCCCTACGTGCCGCTCGGCTACGACGAGACGTCGTACTACGTGATCAACGAGGTGCGGATCGTGCGCCAGCTGCGCGAGCGCGACCTCAACCTGAACATGATGGTGTCGCTCGCCGGCGCGGCGTGGTGCCTGAAACGCTACCCGAAAACCCGCAAGAGCAAGGACCGCAAAGACCGCGAGGCCTACGGCATCGAGGTGTCGACGGCGACCGCCGAGCTCGTCGCCGCCTGCAAGGTGATGGGCTACTGGTCGCCCGACGATCATGTGCGCGGCAGCGGTGCCTGGATCGGCGCCGACGGCGATCTCGTGCTGCACCGTGGCGACCACCTGTTTGTGCGCGGCCGCACGGTGACGCTGGGCCGCCATGGGGATTTCGTCTACGTGCCCCGCCGCCCCATGCCGCGGGTGGATTTCGGGCCGCGCATGGCGCCGCTGATCGATGCCGCCGCGGCACAGCTCACCGCACGGCTCGACGAGCTGCGCTGGGCGCGCGGCACCTACGACGTCGACCTGGCGTTCGGTTGGATCTGCTGCGGCATCCTCGGCGGGGCTTTGGTGTTCCGCCCGCATTTATGGATTACCGGCGATTTTGGCACGGGCAAAACCACGCTGCAGACCATGCTGCAGGCGCTGTTTTCCTCGACCGGCATGGTGTCGGTGACCGACGCCTCGGCCGCCGGCCTGTGGCAGCATCTGGCATCCGACTCGATCCCGGTCGGCATCGACGAGATCGAATCCGAAGGGGAGCTGGCGAGGCAGACCAGCATCATCAAGCTGATCCGCCAGGCGAGCTCGGGGGCATTGATCCTGCGCGGTGGGGCGAGTCACGCCGGTGCCGCGTTCACCGTCGCGAGCTGTTTTCTCTGTTCATCGATCATCGTCCCGCCGATGCCGTCGCAGGATGCCAGCCGCATCGTCGTGCTCGAGTTGTTGAAGGATCCGCCCGGCACCCGGCGGCTGCCGTTCGCGATCGAGAAGGTCACCGAGCAGGGTGCGGCGCTGACAAGGCGGTTGGCGGATCACTATCCGCGGCTGGTGCGCGAGGTGCTGCCGGCGGTGCGTCAGCAGATGCAGGCGGATGGATTTCCCACGCGATCGGCGGATGTCTACGCCGCGCTGTGGGCGGCGCGCGATGTCGCCATGCACGACGAATTCTCGGCCGATCGGCTGGCCGACTGGCTGCGTCAGCCGCCGACCCTGCTCGCCAAAGAGTCGGCGATGCGCGAGCTCACACCGGAGTGGCGGCGGTGCGTCGACTACCTGCTGTCGTCGCGCCTCGACCGGATGCGGGCCGAGTCGGATGCGTTCGGCGACCTGATCACCCGCGGCTCAAGGCGGCTGATGAAACCGCGGCAGAGCCTGATGCAGCATGCGTTGTTCGACGAGGCCGGCGACGAGATCGAGGTCGACGAGGACGATCGGGAGGGCGCGGCAGCGCGCAACCGCCTGATGCGATACGGACTGCGGCTGATGCGGCTGACGGATCCGGTGAGCGGCGACGCTGCCGTGGTGCTGGTCATCGCCAATACGCACCGCGCGCTGGCCGAGGTGTTCCAGGGGACGGTGTGGCGTTCGCTGCCCGAGGCATCGACTGGTGGCGGCTGGTCGCAGGTGCTGCGGCGTGCGCCTGGTGCGCAGGCCTCACGCGAGCCGTGGCGGTTTCGTGGTGGTGTCAGGTCGCGCGCGGTGATCCTGCCTATCGACGTGGTGCTGGGCAATGAGCCGGCGACCGAGGCCGCGCCGCGCGAGGATCTGGCCGAGGTGGTGGACATCGCCCGGCCGGGCGATGTCCCGCTTCACTAAGTCCGTCTCCCGCGCCCCTTGCACCCGTGGTGATGATCATCTTGCCTCTCATCCATGACCGCCAACGGCGTGCCAGTATGCCTGACAAGGTGTTCACGGTGTTCACAGCGGGGTCGTCGCGGTGTGAACAGCGTAACCCATTGATCGGGCTCATCGTTTAAGCGATTGTTCACGGTGTTCACGGTGTCACAGGGGGGGTCCCCTGACTCGCGTACGTGTGCGCGCGCACGGGGGCATACCCCTGTGACTCCGTGAACAGCGTGAACACAGAAGAATAAGACACGATCATCGAAACGAAAGAGAGAGAGAGATCAATGTCTTATCTGTTATGCTCAGATATGCTATAAGTGTTCACAGTTCAAAAAAGAGACGTGAACAGGTGTGAACGCCACAGATGCAAAACGATCCTGTAAGGGTTTATGATCAAAACAGGCCGCTCGACGTCGCTGGCCGCATCGCGCGCGATCAGGGCACCGATAAGCCGCAACCGACCGCTATTCAGACCGCGCTCGCGTGGTCGGGTGACGGTGAGCCGGTGGTCACCGAGGTTGACGCCAACCGAGTCGCGCGGCGCCGCGTCCAGCAGCGCGAGCTGCTGCGGGCGGACGCCAAGCGCACGGCGGAATACCTGGCGACGCGGGGCACGACCCCTATCGAGGCGCTCCACGACCTCGTGAAACAGGGCTGGCGGCGCGGCGTGCGGGATCTGGCGCGCGAGCTGCGCATCCCGCCGGAGCGGGCGATGGCGATCTGGCAGCGCGCGGCCGAGTCACTTTTGCCGTACACCGCGGCCCGCTTCGAGACGCTCGAGCTCGGGCCCAACGCTGCCGGCGGCCTGGCGCTCGGGCATTTCCTGGCGGCCCGCGCGATGTCCGCCGAGCTCGCCGCGGAGCGCGACTCGGCCCGCAATACGCCGCCGAGTCGCGCGTCAAGAGTGGGCCACACTCTTGACGGAGAGGTGGCCAGCGAATTAGCGTTGCAGATCAGCGACATGGCGGCTGGCAAACCAGCCAGCACTGGGTCGGCACTCGCCGGCCTGCCGCCCAAAGGCGCTGACTGACGGCGGATCCACCCGCCGGTAGGGGGTCGATGACCAGCCTGGGCCCGGCGACGACGACGCCTCGGACGCCGCCTCTGACGCCGCCCGGCCGGCCGCCGGCGGCCGGCCAGGCCGGCGCCGCGGCGACCCCCCCCGGGGGCCGATGGTACCGGCCCCCCTCGCGGCAGCGCCACCCCATAGCGGCCCGGCCATGGTGACACCGGACCCGGGTGTCTTATCGAAGGCTCCTGCACGGGGCGTGGGGGGCAGGCGCCGCGTGCCGGCGCCGTTCTGCGGGCGGCGGGGCTGCGGCAGCTATGCCGTCCGCGGCAGCGAGTATTGCGGCGCCGATTGCGAGCGCCTGGTGCGCGAGGCGCGCGCCCAGCACCGCTCGCCCTACTACGCGCCCGGCTTCGTCGAGCGGGTGGCGGCACTGCTGGCGCAGAAACTCAGCCGGGCGCAGGTCGGCGACGCGCTCGGGGTCAGCAAAAACGTCATTTGCGGCATCATCCACCGGCGGAACCTGCGGCCGGCCAAGCCGCACGTCGTGGTGATGGTGAAACCGGCGAAACCGAAACGGGTGGCCAGGCCGGTGCAGCCGCGCGCCCCGACCCGCCGGGCGATCCAGCTGCGTGCCGCCGCCGAGGCGGCCCGCGTCGCGGCGCCGATCCGCGTCTGCCTCGACACCATGCCGGGCGACGGCTGCCAGTTCCCGACCTCGGAGAATCCTTGGCGGATCTGTGACAGCCCGCGCGTGCCCAGCTCGCCGGGCGCCACCCGGTTGTCGGCGTACTGCGCCGAGCACTGCGCGCGGTGCTACAGCAAGCCAGCGAAGGCCGCGGCGTGAGCCTCGTTGCAGCGTATGACCGGGAGACCTACATTGCCGAAACCGGCAGGGTGCTGGTTACACCCTGCCGGCCCCGGCTAGGCTCGGAAGCGGAGCACGATCAGCAACCGTATCCGCTTCCGGCCCCACCGGATCGCCAGTCGGATGCAAAGCATCTGACGGTTCTCCGGGGCGGCCGAATACCCTGGCGGGCACCATTGCCCGCTCTCGCAGGCAATCGGTCGCATCCCGAACGTAGCAGCCGCGCGGTCGTTTCGCTAGGATTCACCCTACCAACGGGGGTGAATATGCCGAAGTCGCTGCGGGAACGGTTCTTCGCATATGTCTCACCGGAACCGAACAGTGGCTGTTGGTTGTGGGACGGTTACTGCACGCCGACCAGCCGCCCCCAGATCCACGTTTCCGGCCGGAAGCGACCCGCGACGCATATCGCGCTCGAATTGCACGACCGCCCGCCGCCAAGCGCGGACCTCGACGCTTGCCACACGTGCGATAGGTGGTTCTGCGTCAATCCAGATCACCTGTTCTGGGGCACGCACCTGGAAAATATGCAGGACGCGCTTCGCAAAGGCCGAGTCAGACCGCCTCCGATTACGCAGATTGGCGTCGATCACTACCTAACCCGCCTGACCGAAGCGGATGTCATCGCTATCGCGAACAGCCCCGCTCCGCGCAGTGACTTGTGCGAACACTATCAGTTAAGCCTGAGCGCCGTAGATGCCATCCGCCGTGGTCAGAATTGGCGGCACCTCACCGGATTTGATCCAGCAGTCGGCCGAGGCCACCCGCGGGGTGAGCAACGTCGTCAGGCGAAACTTACGACGGCGCAGGTGCTGGCGATCACCCGAAGCATTGCCCCAGAGTCAGAGTTGGCAGCCGAGTTTGGTGTGAATCACCAGACCATCAATAAAATCCGGCTCGGGCTACGCTGGTCGCACCTGACAGGTATCCAGCCCTTCAATCCTGGCTGCGCTGTCGGAGCGAAGCACAAGGCCGCGAAGCTGACCGATACATTGGTGCGGCTAATCCGCGCCGCCGAAGGTAGTCACGAGGCGATCGCGGCACAATTCGGTGTCGCGCGGCAAACAGTGTCCAAAGTCCGCGGCCGCAAAAGCTGGAAGCACGTCGCGGATGCCTGACACATATACCGATGTGGCGCAGCTAATTGCTAATTCCGGTGATCCATTCGCCATCTGCGTCAATCACTATGCAAGATCGCCGAACGCATTCTTTCGCGAAGTGCTTGGACGTACGCCAGACCCCTGGCAGGAACAAGCAAACCGCGCGTTAGCATATGGGCATCGACGGATTGCGATTCGTTCCGGTCACGGTGTTGGAAAAGGTTTTTGGCTTAGCTCAACAATTGTCTGGTTCTGCGCGACGCGGGCGCCGTTCAAGGTTGGGGTGACAGCTCCGAGCGCGCCACAATTGCACGACTCCTTAATGAGCGATGTGCGTGCTGCGTTTCGATTGTTGCCGCCTGCCTGGCAAGACTTGTTCGACGTGGACTCCGATCACGTGAAGCTCAAAGCGGCACCAGACGAATGCTTTGTCACTGCGCGGACCTCGAGGGCAGACAATCCCGAGTCGCTACAAGGGTTGCACTCCGCGAATTTGCTGCTGGTGGTGGATGAAGCCTCGGGCGTCAGCGAACAGGTGTTCGAGGCGGCGTCCGGCTCGATGTCCACGCCGGGGGCCCTGACGATATTAACGGGAAACCCGACTCGTGCGACCGGTTTCTTTTGGCGAGTGCACAACCTCGAGCGTGATCGCTGGTTTACCATGCGCGTCGATTGCCACGACTCGCCGCGAGTCGACCGCGCGTTCATCGAAGAAATCGCCAACCGCTACGGCGAGGACAGTAATGCTTGGCGCGTGCGCGTGCTTGGCGAATTTCCTACCGCCGACGAGGACACGGTGATTCCCGCCGGCCTGATTGACTCCGCGATGAGCCGCGACGTGGCACCGAACCTGGCTGTGCCAGAGATTTGGGGGCTCGACGTGGCACGCTTCGGCGCCGACTCCTCGGTGCTGGTGAAGCGACGTGGCAACAAGGTCACCGAAATGCCACGCCGCTGGACCGGCGTGGACACCATGGGGCTCGCCGGCGCGGTCAAGGCAGAATTCGACATGTTGCCGCCGCCAGCGCGGCCAGCGTTGATCGTTATCGACGTGATCGGTATCGGCAGCGGCGTGGTCGATCGGCTGATCGAGCAGAATCTTCCAGTGCTCGGACTCAATGTCGGCGAGACGCCGAGCGTCGCCGGGCGCTTCGTGCGCATGCGCGACGAATTATGGATCCGCTGCCGCGAATGGCTGGAAGCCCGCAATGTGTCGCTGCCGTACGACGAACGGCTGCGCGCCGACCTGGCCGGCCCGCGGCTGTCCTTCATGTCGGACGGCCGCATGCAAGTGGAAAGCAAGACGCAAATGCGCAGCCGCGGGTTACCGTCACCCGACGCAGGTGATGCCCTAGTGCAAACCTTCGCGCCGGGCGGCATGGCGCTGCAGCTCGGCATGGGCGGGCTGCTCAACCCCCGGATCCCGGTGCGCCGGGTGATCGCCGGCACCGAATGACCGAGCCCGACATCATCGCGCTGGCCGGGCTGTTCCGCGAATTCTGCGACGCGGAGACGCGGCGCACGCAAGAGCTCGCCATCGCGCGCAGCTATTTCGAGCAGACGATTTATCACCTTCGCAGGCACCACGAAAAACAGGCGGCGCTCGCGGGCGCAGAGGAGGCGTGAGATGGAGCCAGCTGGCACGATCGTGAGCGAGCAGCCGCCCGACGATCCCGCCTATGCGCCGTGCGACGGGCTGATCGTGCCCGGCTGGCGCTATCCCGACTATCGCCGGCGCTGCGGCGGCAAGGCGGGATTTGCCGGCATCGGACTCTACCGCCGGCCGATCGCCCCCGGCTATTCGATCCGCCTGGTCGACGATCCCGCGGCGCCGGATCCGCCGGCCGACGGCTATTCGATCGATGCGCCGCCGCCGCCCTACCAACTCTGGATCAACCCGGTGGCCGACGTCACCGCGACCGACACCGCGACGGTGACCGCCGAGGGGCATATGCAGCCGCAGACCGTGAGCTGTGACTGCGTGGTGCTGTCGCTCGACGAGGCCTGGGTGTCGCCGCCGCTCGTGGTGAGCATCCTGCCCGACGGCACGCTGCTGCTGTCCTGCAGCGGCGTGCCGGTCGGCGATTCCTATCGGTTCCAACTCTGGGTGCGCGGCCGCCCCGACATCGGCACGGAATCGAACGAATTCCAGGTGATCGCGGCATGAGCGGCACCGGCTTCATCCCGCCGATCGCCCGGCCGGTCGCGCCGGCAGGCCCGCCTGGCCCGCCCGGACCGCCTGGCCTGCTCAATCCGCTGGTGATCGACCTCGCCAGCCTGGCACCGCCACAGGGCTCGGCGATCCCGCGCGAGATGATGCTCGGCGGGCGGCTCACGCTGAGCGACCGCGCGACGCTCGGCGCGGCGATGCCCGACCTGTTCGGCGAGGATGCCTTCCCGGCGCCGCTCGAGGAATACCGGGCGGCGCTGCAGCCGGCGATTCCGCCGGCCGGCGTCGAGTGGCAGCAGGAGGTGCTGTTCGACCGCATCGCGGTGACCGACGCCGAGGTGCAGGCGCAGATGATGAGTTATTACGACGACGCGCGCGCCTACGACAGCGCGCTGTCGGCCGATCGCATCGAGGCGTCGAACGCCTATCGCGGCAAAAAATTCGGCGACGAAGAGCCCGGCCGGTCGCAGCTGGTGCTCACCACGGTGCGCGATACGATCCGCGCGACGATGCCGTCGCTGCTGCGGGTGTTCACCGGCGTCGAGAACCCCGTCGAGTTCCTGCCCAGCGTGTCCGACAACGAGCAGCTCGGCGAATTGCACGCCGAGCTCGCGCGGCAGGCGACCTCGTATGCCCACTGGGCGCTGTTCGTCGCGAATCGCGGCTGGGTGGTGTTGCACGACGCCATGCTGGACGCGCTGACCCGCAAGGTCGGCTGGCTGCGCTGGCGCTGGGGCGAGCGCCGCAGCCAGCGCGTCGAGGACTGCGATCGGCTGCTGGCGCCGCAGCTGCGCGCGCTGCTCGCCGAGCCCGGTATCGTGGCGCAGCGCGTCACCAAGCGGCCGATGCTGCCCTCCGAGCAGCGCGCGGTGGCGGCGACGCCGGAGGGCATGGCGTATTTCCAGCAGGGCGGGCCGCCGCTGCTGTATGGCGCGCGCATCACCCGCAGCGCGGCGCGCTCCTGGCCGATCGTCGAGGCGGTGCCGCCGGAATGCGTGTGGATCGTCACCGACGCCGAGCAGGCCTCCAGCGCGCGGGCGATTTTTCATGTGCGCGACGTGCCGGCCTCGGATCTGCTGGCCGCCGGCCTGCCGGCCGACGCGATTGCGCGCGCCGCGGCGTCGGATGGCGGGGTGACGCGACGGCATCAGGAGCGCACCGCGCGCGATCCGGTCAGCGGTCGCGCCTGGCGATCGTCGCAGCCCGGCAACGATCGTTCGATGCGGCTGATCCGCTACGTCGAAGGCTGGTGCCAGATGGACACCGACGGCGATGGCATCGCCGAGCTGGTGCATCTCCACGCGCTCGGCGACACGCCGACCCTGTGCCGCTGGGATCGCACCGACGAGGTGCCACTGGCGGCCATGGTGCCGTATCGCGAGCCGGGGCGGGTGATCGGCTACAGCCAGGCGGATATGTGCCTCGATCTGCAGCGCACCGAGACGCGGGTGATGCGCGCGGCGCTGGACAGCCTGGCGCAGTCGATCTTTCCGCGCACCGTGGTGCAGGTCGGCGGCGCCTATATCGAAGACACGCGGCAGACCGCGATCGGCAGCATCATCCGCGTGACGCAGCAGGGTGCGGTGTCGGAGCTCACCAAGCCGTTCATCGGCGACAAGGCCTTGCTGGTGATGGAGCAGCTCGAGGCGGTGCGCGAGAGTCGCACCGGCATCACCCGCACCTCGCAGGGGCTCACCGCCGACGCGCTGCAATCGACCACGCCAAGTGCGGTCAGCGCGCAGACCGGCGCGGCGCAGGACCGGATTGACATGATCGCGCGCACCATGGCCGAGACGGGATTGGTGCCGCTGTATCTCGGCCTGCTGCGGCTGATGGCGAAGCATCAGGACCGCCCCAACGTGCTGAGTATCCGCGGCAAATGGGTGACGGTGGATCCGCGCGCGCTGAGCGTGCAATGGGACGTGCAGACCAATATCGGCGGCAAAGGCACGCCCAGCGAACGCCTCGCCATGCTGAACGCCATCGCGGCGAAGCAAGAGGCGATCCTCGCGCCGGCGGTGCAGCAGGGCATGCTCGACACGCCGATCGTCGGGTTGCCGCAATACCGCAACACGCTGGCGCGCATGTGCGAAACCGCCGGGATCTCCGACGTGGTGTCGTATTTCAAGGAACTGCCGCCCAACTGGCAGCCGCCGCCACCACCGCCGCCGCAGCCCTCGACCGAGCAGGTACTGGCCGAGGTCGAGGCCGGCAAATTGCAGGCACAATCGCTGGACGACGCGCGCAGCTCGCAGACCGACCGGCTGAAACTCGCGTTCGAAGACGATCGCTCGCGCGCCGAGGCGGCGGTCACCGCCTGGGTGCAGGCCTATGTCGCGGCGGGCAAAAACAACACGCCGCTGCCGTCGATCGACGAATTTAAGCAGGCGCTGCGCGGGCAGATCCCGCTGCAGGCGCTGCTGGTGCAGCCGCCGGCGCCGCAGCCGGCGCAGCCGACGCCCGCCGCCCCCGGCGGCCCGCCGCCACCGGCGCTCGGCGCGCCGGGGCCGCTGCGGCCGCCGGGGGCGGCGCCGCCAGGCGCGCCCGCGCCGGCAGTGGGGCCGGCGCCGCCGGATCCCGCCTCGGTGCTGGCGATGCGCCGCGCCATGCTGGCGCGCGGCGGGCCGAATGCCGGGCAGATGCTGGTCGATCGCGCGGTGATGCCGCCGGGGGCGCGTTGAGTTGGTCGAGATCACCGACGCCAACGCCCGCGCGGCGGCGGATGCCGCAGGGCGGCTGCTGCGCGATCCGTTCCTCGTCGAAACCTTGGACGAGATGGTGCAGCTGGCGACCGACGCAGCGATCCGCGGCGCCAATTCGATCGTGCGCGAGGAGGCGCGCCAGGAGGTGCTGGCGATCCTCAAGCTGCGCGGCGCGCTGACCTCGGTGTTCGAGAATTGGCAGGCCGCATCGGCGCTGTTGCAGCGGCAAAAGGCCAATGAGTGACAGGAGGGGACAATGCTGCCGGTGATATTGCTGGTGTTCGCGTTCGTTTGCGCGGTGTTGGCGGCGGCCGCGTGGCCAGTCGGCATCGCCCGGCCGCATCTCGGCTGGTGCGCCATAGCGTTTTGGATCGCGTCCGAATTATTCGGCCACGCTGCGCCGCTGCTACGATGAGGAAACAGCCCGAGCTCGAGCTGTTCGCGCGGCGCAGCCCGCGCGCGGCGACCAAGCAGAAGCGCGCGGGCGAAGCGGCGGCGGCGCGGTTCCAGCAGAGCTACCAGCGGCTGTTGCCGAAAGATCCGGTGGCGCCGCGCATGAAAGGTAAATCATGAGCGAATCCGCGAACGGCACCGGCGCCGCGCCGGCGCCATCCCCAGGCCCGCAGCCGAGCGGCGCCGACATCAAGCCGGCCGCGGTGGCGCCGCTCGGGCAGTCGCCGCGGCTGCGCGAGGGCATTTCGCTGGAGGAGGCGGTCAAACGCGTCGGCGAGAGCCGCCGCGGCGGCGAACGCCCGCCCCGGCGCGCCGCGCCGGCGGCCGGCGAGGCCGCCGCCACGCCGCAACTGGCCGCCGGGCCGCATAATAACGGCGCCGCGGCCGGGAACGGCCATGCCGCGCCGGCCGAGGCGCCGGCCGACCCGATCGACGGGCTGATCAACGCCTATCGGCAGCGCAATGCGCCGCCGGGCGCGCCAAATGGCGCGGATCCGGCGCCGGGCGCCAATGGCGCGCCGCCGCCGCCCAACGGTCAGGCGCCGGGGGCGCCCGCCGAGCTGAGCGGGCCGGTGCGGCTCACCATCGACGGGCGGGAGGTGGATTTCACGCCGCAGCAGCTCACCGCCGCGGTGCGCCAGGCGAACGACTACACCAACAAGACCAAACAGCTCGCCGAGGTGCATCGCCAGGTCGCCGAGCGCGCCGCGGCGATCGAGCGCATGCTGCCGGTGCTGATGCCGGAGATCGAGCGGCAAATCGCGGCGTTGGATGCGCAGCTCGGCCGCCAGCCTGACTGGAAACGCCTCGCGGCGACCGATCCGGCGGAATATCAGCGGCAAGACGCCGCCTGGAAAGAGGCGGCGGCCGAGCGGCAGCGGCTCGACAGCCTGATGGCGGTGCAGCAGCAGGAAACCGAGCAGGCGCGGCAGAAACGCCTCACCGACGGGCACGCGCAGCTGACCCAGGCGCTGCCGGGCTGGGACGACGCGGCTACCAGGGGGAAGCTGCAGAGCGAAATGATCCGCTGGGGGCGCACGCAGGGCTTCCCCGACAACGAGTTGAATTCGATCTACGAGCCGCGCCACGTCATCGCGTTGTTCAAAGCCATGGCGTTCGACAGGATGATGCACGGCGTGCGCAGTGACGCACCGATGGTGCCGAACGTGCAGCGCGGCCGCGCGCCGCCGCAGGCGGGCTCGCCGCAGGCCAGCGACGCCGAGCGGCGCTTCGCTGATGCGCCGACGCAGCGCAACGCGGTGAAGCTGCTGGCCGCGCGGCGGGGAGGCCGCTGATGGCCGACGCGATTCGCAATGAACTGACCCTGACGGTCACCGGCGTGCTGGACGGGTTTGTGCCGCTTGAGGTGTCCGCGGTCATATCGATGGAGCCGGTGCCGCCAGAGCCGACGCCGCCGCCCGAGCCGACGCCGCCGCCGCTGCCGACGCCCGGCCTGGTGGTGTCCATCAACATCAACGATGGCGCGGAAATTCACCGCTTCGTCGCGGCCGACGGCATCGATCGCGGCGACTGGATCGATCCGCGCGGCGGCTATGTGCAGAACCGCATCGACGTGACCAACCCGGCGCTGCCCGGCTTCGTCGTGCAATTCCGCTGCGACACGGACGACAGTGACGACCCCGCGCGCGTCGAGGTCGTGTTTGAACTGGGCGACACCACGGAAGGTGTCGAGGCCTTCAACATGGGCGAACACACCGCGATGATCTGGGACGGCGATACGCTGCTGTTCGCGCGCGACGTGCCGGCGCATTACTGGTATTCGCGCTGGCGCTGGCAGTCGAAGGCGCGGCCGATCGTCGCCACGATCGACGAACTGCAGGCGGACGGCCTGCTGCCGCGCTTCGATACCTCGCTGGCAACCACGCGGCCGCTGTCGCCGGCCCGCGTCTATAGCGCGCCGATGGATCTGGCCGGCCTGACCGCCTACGTGCCGTCGACCGGCGAGCGCGACGAGATCGGCCTGTTCACCGAGGCGCAGGCCGAATTCCTGCGCGGTGATGCCTCGGCTGACTCGCTGCTCGCGCAGGCCGAGGCGTCGGGCACCTTCCCCTGGCATTTCCGGAACGAAACCGGCGGCGGCGTGTTCGACGTCAACACGCATCCCGGCGCGACCTTGTATGGCCCGACCATCCCGTGGATCGCCTGCCCGGTGACGTTGGATGTCGCGCACACGCCGGCGCTTTGTTACGTCGCCCACCTGCTGACCGGGGACGTGTATTACCTCGAGGAGCAGCATTTCGCGGGCACCTACGACATCATCAGCTCGCCGCCGCAGAGCCGCGAAAAATTCTCCATCGGCAAGGCGGTGCGCGCCCATGCCTGGCAGTTGCGCAATCTGGCGCGCTGCGCGCGCGTCACCCCTGATGGCGGCGGCGACTGGATCCAGCCGCGCGCCTATTGGCAGGACTGGCTCGATCGCGAGCGCGACTGGATGCTGACCACGTTCGTTTACCCGAGCGCGCCGCCCTACACCGAGCTGCCCTATGCGGTGTTCCACTGCCTCGCCGACGCCACCGGCTCGCCGGCCACCAGCACGCTGCCGTACGGCAGCTACACCAGCCCCTGGCAGGAGGACTACGAGGGCGCGGTGCTCGGCCATGTCGTGCAGATGGGGCACGAGGACTGGCGGGCGATTTTGGAATGGAAAATCCAGCACAGCATCGCGCGGACCAGCGGCGTGTCAGGCTGGTGGCCCGCCAAGCCTGCGCCCTACACGATGGCCATGCGGGAGGCCGACAAGGCGCCCTATGTGGCGGACTGGGCTGAGTGCTGGGCGCTGAATCAGCGGCTGCAGCCCGACTATATGGCGTGCGATGACCCGCAGACGATTCCCGCCGCCGACAGCCTGACCTATGCCAGCTACACCATGTCCGCACTGGCGATAGCGGCGGCGCTCGGCTGCGTTGGTGCCGCCGATTGCCACGCCTGGCTGCGCGGACAGATCGACGCGAACAGCACGGCCAGCCGCTACACCGACCGGAAATGGTCGATCGCCGGCTGACCCATCGACACTCTTGACAGATTCCGGCGCGCCGGTTCTGATGCCGGCGCGGCCGGCCATGGCAGTCCCGACCTTCTCCCCAACGGGGGTCGTCACCCAGCAATGCCGGTCGCAGTCGTCGCGCGCAGTCCTGTGTGACCCAGCAGCGCGGCGCGGTCGTGCCCACCGACGACGGAGCGACCCACCGCGGGTGATGTCATGCGGGTCGGAGTCCTGGCGCTGCCAGGTCACCCACCGATCGCGCCACCTCATTTCGGAGTCTCCATCGCGACCCCAATCGAAACCCCCGCGCGCCCGAGGCGCGCCTGCGATGGAGTCACGCGATGGCACTGCCCACTATGTCGGCCGCGCCGACCAATACGTACATCGAAACGACCGCCCCGAACGTCAAAGAAGACCTCGCAGACGTAATATTCCAGATAGACAAAGCTGATACCCCGATGGTATCGCTTTGCACTATTTCGGAAGCGGAGCAGGTCAATACTGAGTGGCTAGTCCAAGAGCTTTACGCTGCCGCGAACGTTCCTCAGCCCGAAGGGTTCACCGCGGCGATGTCGCCGGCGAAGAAGCCGTTGCGTTTGGGGAACATATGCCAGATCCTCGCCCGTACGGTGGCGGTGTCGGACACGCTGCGCGTCGTCGACCAAGTGGGCGACGAGGAGTATTCCCGCCAGATCGTCGCGCGCGGCATGGAGCTGCGCCGCGACCTCGAGCTGACCATCACCGGCGAGTCGATCAAATCGATCGCCGACCCGCGCGTGCTGGCGGGGTTCCAGACGTGGTGTTCCAACGGCAGTGTCGGCGCCGGCACCGGGGCATTTCCGACCGGCGACGGCACCAACGGCCACACCGCCGGCACGTTGCGCGACCTCACCCTCAACATGGTCGAGGACGCGATCCAGGCGTCATGGAACTCCGGCGGCAAGCCGCGCACCGCGATCATGTCGGCCTCCATCAAAAGATGGTTCTCCAACATGGCGCAGGGCGGCGCGTCGAACCCCACCGTCGCCCAAAATGTTGTGCAAGCAACCTCGCCGCAGCCAGTGACCATCGTCGGCGCGGTCGGGGTGTTCCTCTCGGATTTCGGGCCAATCGATCTGGTGCCGGATCGTTATATGCCCGCGCATGTGCTCGAGCTGGTGGATCCCGACTATCTCGAGCTGGCGCCGCTGCCCTCGCGCAACATGATCGAGGAAGCGTACGCTAAGACCGGGGATAATACCCAGGGAGGTATTGTGTGGGAAGGCACGCTGCGCCCGACCGCGCCGAAGGCGCATGCCTGCGTGTGGGATTTAAACCAATGATATCATATAGTTACTCGTCGCCTCGGAAGATTCCCAGGCGCTTCATCTCCGCTCGTCGCGCCGCCGCAGCCTTATGACACATCCCCTCTACGTACGCCACGATCACGCTGCCCAGTTGATGACCGCGCTGGTGCGCGACAGCGAGAGCGGTCTGCCGGTGATCATCAGCCGGCAGAAAACCGACGCGATCGTGTCGTTCAACAAGCGGCTCGCCAACCTGTTCGACCGCAACGCAGCGCGTGGACGCGGCCGCATGGTCGCGTCGATCCCCAACGTCATCTACTGGCACTTGCACAGCATGGGCATCACCCAGGACCGCAAGGCGCTGCTGCAATGGCTGTCGCGCGACGACACGCGGTTCTTCCGCGTCGATGACGGACGCCCCCTCGCATAGGAGCTCACATGGCCCGCAAGCACGACGACGAATCCCGGCAGATGGCCCCCGCGCCCTACGGCACCGAGACGGTGCCGCATCCGCCGCCACCGGAGCCGCGGCACTATCCGGTCGGGATCCTGCCCATCTACATCCTGAAGAACGAGCGTGGCGTGGCCGAGCAGATGGCGGAAATGGCCGCCGCCACCGAGCCGCCGCCGATGCCGGTGATGCAGATCGCCAACGTCGACGACCCGACCTCGCCGCCGCTGCGCAACGCCGCCACCGCCTCGGCCGGGGCGTTCATGCCAGTGTCCGACGTGGTGCCGCCACCGCCGCCCGCGCCGACGCTGACCGACTGATCGATGGCGAGCCTCGCCGTTCTCAGTAGCGACGTGGCCAGCTGGATGAATCGCCGCGACATCAGCGAGCCATTCGCCAGCTGGCTGCGCATGACAGAAAACGACATCGCCGAGGCGCTGCGTGCGCGCTGCATGGTGGCGCGCGCCGACCAGGCGATCGACGCCGGCTTGATCACGCTGCCCACCGACTGGGTCGAGGCCGAGTCGATCCGATTCAAGGATTGCGGCCACCTGTTGTCGCTCGAGGATCACTGGACCGGGCCGCTCGCCGGCGGCCCGGCGTGTCACTGCGCGGTGCATCCGTCGTGGGCCTATCGTTTCGTCGGCACCTGTGTCGAGTTTTTGCCGCATCCGGTGATCCCGACGGATCCCGCCTGGCAGCCGCAGATCGTCGAAATGGCCTGGTTTGCCAGGCCGAAACCGCTGCGCGATCCGCAAGACAGCAACGCGGTGCTCGAGGCGCATTACCAAGTCTATCTGTTCGGCTGCCTGCGCTACGGCGCGAAATGGGAGCGCGACGACGACACTGCGGCGCAGGCCGACGCTGAATTCAAGGACGCGTTGCTCGCAGCGAACCGCTGGAAGACCGAGGCGGATTATTCCGGCGCGCCGCTGCGCGCCGTGGTGCGGGGGTTCTGATGGCAGGCAGCGCAACCGACTATCTGCGCCAGCGCGTGTTGTCGCACACGCTGGGCTTCGGCGCTTACGTGATGCCGGTCAACGTGTACGTCGGGCTCTGCACGTCGGCGCCGACCGCCACCGCGCCGGGCGCCGAGGTTTCCACGTCAGGGACGGCTTATGTGCGCCGCCAGGCGACATTCGCGCTCGCTGCCGGGCGCACCGACCTGGCGACCAACCCGGTTACCGTCGAATACCCGACCGCAGCGAGCAACTGGGGCTCGCTCGGCTATTTCGAGCTGTGGGATGCGCTGACGGCCGGCAATCGGCTGTATTGGGGGCCGCTGGTCGATCCGACCGACGGCGTGACGCCGATCATCCGCAGCATCAACGCCGGCGATATCCTGCGACTGACGGCGAACCAAATCGCCGTACAGGCGATCTAGCATGGCGAGCCGCGCCTACGGCATCGGCGCTTATGGCACCGGGCGATACGGCGTCGGCAGCGCCACGGATCAGTATGTCGGCGCGGCGACCAGCATCACTCTGCCGGTCAGTGCGAAACCGACGGCGATCCGCGCCGCTGGCGGCGCCACCGGCATCACGCTGGCACCCTACGCCTCACCAACGCGCATCTGGATGCCGGTCGCGGCAACGCAGATCCGATTCGCGCTGAAATCGACGTCGGGGCTGACCCGGCAGGTTGGCGGACAGACGCAGATCGCCTTCGCCTTGCAAGGCAGGCTGGTGAAAACCTGGCTGGATGGTCCGAGCGCCACGCCCTGCGAAGCGGGCACGTGGACGCAAGACTGGCCACCCTGGACGATAAGGCAAGCAGCATGAGTGGCTTCACCACCACGCCCAATTACAATTTGCGCAAGCCGACCGTCGGCGGGGACAATGATCTTTGGGGCGGTGACTGGAATACCAACGCCGATCTGATCGATGCGGCGATCAAGGCGCGTGCCGACGCCATCGCCGGCTTCGGTAGCATGGCGCAGCAGAATGCGCCGGCGGTCGCCATCACCGGCGGCCAGGTGAGCGGGCTGACGCAGCTCGGCGTCGTCACCACGGCCTTCGCGGCGAGCGATCCGCGCATTCCCAACCTGGGGCTCGGCGTGCAGGACGCGGCGGGCAATATCGCTGGCGCGGTGATGGATGACGGCTCGCTGCAATGGGGACTGATCGCCGCGACAACAATGAAGGCGAGCACCGCGTCGGCCAACACGCTGACGCCAATCGTGCTGAACCTTCAGGAGAATCAGGTGGCCGCGCTGGATACGCGCGTCCCCGATATCATGCTGAGTTGGCAGGATGCCGCGGGCAATATCGGCGGCGCGATCGATCGTGCCGGCGTGCTGATGTGGTCGGTGCTGCGGGCCAGCGTCGTGACCTCGCCTGCTGTGACAACCACAACGCTCACGATCGGCGCCGACAGGTTTAGCGAACTCGATCCGCGGGTGCCGGATTTCGTCTATGTCTGGCAGGACGCCAGCGGCAACATTGTTGCCGGCCTCGACAGAAATGGCGTGTTCAACGCGGCGCTGGGGAACACCGGGATGGTGCCGATTTCCGGCGCATCGATGACCGGTCCGCTCATCCTGGCGGCCGATCCGTCGCCGTCGGTGCCGAACGGTGCGGCAACCAAGAATTATGTGGACACCAAGGCGCTGCTGCTGACCGGCGGCGCGCTACTCGGGCCGGTTAGCGTGGCCGCCGCTCCGACGACCGCCGCGCAGATCGCCAGCAAGGGCTACGTGGATCAGGCGGTGCTGAACGCCGGCGGCAGCGGTCCCGGCCTCGATCCGACCTTTAACTCGGTGAACGTCCCCGATCACTACCTGATCGGCGGCAAGATGGCGATCCGAATGTGGACCCCAAACCCCGGATCGACCGGGGTCGATGGTCTGCCGAACACGCATGTTGGGCAATACATCACCAGCGTCGGCAACGGTAACGTGCTGGTCGGATGTTATGCCGGTGGTCCGAATATGACCTCGGGCGAAAACACCTATGTCGGCATGCAAGCCGGCGCCTCGCACACCGGCCCTGGGCAACAGAATCTTGCGATGGGCTGCGGTGCCTTGCGGGTCGATCCTAGTCCGGCAAACGTCGTCGCGGTCGGTTCCGACGTGTGCCGCAACTCGACCAATAACCTGCGCTCGGTGTTCGTTGGCACACACGCCGGGCGCAATGGCAACGGCATCACCGACAGCATCCTGATCGGTCATTGGGTGATGTTCGGCACGGACGGCGTGATGCCGCCGCTCGTCAACACCGTGGCGATCGGTTCCTACGTGCTATCCGATCCGAACATGGGGTCGGCGAACAATTCGGTGTTCGTCGGCGCCAACGTCGTGCGTAAAGGCCAAAGCGTGCCCGGCAACCTCGTGCTCGGGCCGAACGTCGCGTCGGGCACATTGGTCAACGGCACCGGACTAATCTATCTCGGTGCCAGCAACGCGATCGATGCGGCCGCGCCGACCGAAAATAATACTTTCCGATTAGGTAACCATCCGACCAACCTGATGCGCGCAACCGCGATCAACACCGCGTCGCCGCAATTCTTTTTCGACTGGCTGCCGGGCTCGCCGAGCTACGCGAACGACGCGGCGGCGGCGGCCGGCGGCGTGGAGCCTGGGCAAATCTACCGCAGCGGTTCGGCAGTCATGTGTCGCGTGGCCTAAAGGGGAGAGACGATATGCCCACCGCAATCACGCTCGCAGGCGTGGATTTTTCCGCCTCGGCGCTGGTCAAGCCGCCGCCGGTGCTGCCGAACATGGATGGCTGGGCGTATTTCGGCAAAGACCTCGCCACCAGCCAGAACGTCGGGACGGCAGGACCGTGGACGAACCACACTGCCGGGGCACCGATCTATTCTCCGGCATACATGCACTGCCAGAACGCGACAGGCGGTCTACAGACGCCGCTCTCGTGGCACGCGGCGGAAACCATGCTGTTTGCAAGCCGTCAGGTTCCCGTGGCGTCGCAGGTCGGCGCCCAGGCGCTCATCGTCTCCGGCTTTAACAGCGGATTCATCGGCTATAGCCCCTATGTTGGCGTGACGGCCTTGCAGATGTATAACGGCAATACGGTCAGTCTCTCCATGCCGGTGTCGCCAATCACTGACTGGCATTTTTTCGCCTGCACGATCGGCGGCAACACCACGCCGATGATCTATGATCTGACAAGAAATCTAAGCGCAACCGGCGCCGGCCCGGTCACCAACACGCCGTCTGGCGTCAACCTCAAGGTATTTGGCACCGGTGGGACTGCGATCGGCACGAATAATGGCGCTGTCGATATCGCGTTTGTCGCGAACTACAGCGGCATCCTTACCAAGCCGCAAATCGACGCGATCTATGCCAGCGTCAAGCAGTCGCTTGGGCTGCGCGGCATCATTATCTGACGGAG